CTTCAAACAGGTCCAAAATGCGGTATTGCGTCACGTAAACAGCCGGGGATAGATCATCCTCGAATGTCGCCACGCTCTCACGCAGCTTGACCATCGTCAAGCGTGAGCCTTGGCCGGGGACATTGCCCACGCGCCAGTCTTGGATCTGCTCTGCCGCCCATGCCGTGATGTAAGGGCGTGCGTTTGCCAGTTCAGCCTCTGCCTGCGTCATTGTGCTGGTGTCGGTGTTGGGGAACTCGACCATCAGGCCCACTCGGGATGTGGTCAATTCCTCAACAACCACTTTTTGGGCGAAGTCGCGCAGGTTTGTGCCAGACAGGTCGATGTCACGCAAAAGCCCGTTTATCGCGCCCTGCGCCTTCACCTCGGGATCTTTGGCAAAGATCAGCCCGGCCAGTGCATTTACGGTGCGGTCGGTCGCACCGAACCAGGATGCCCTGGCCTGCATCGCCGAATATTCCGCTTGGTCTTGGTCACTGAGCGGGGGCAGGTAGCTGTTTCGGCTTTTGGCGGGTTTAAGCGCTTCGGCTGAATCGTGCGCCATGATCGCATCCCGCCCCGCCACTGCATCGCGAAGTCGCCCCCACTTCAGCAGGCTCGCGCCGTATTCGATGTGGGTGGATGTGATGGGGGAGGTTGCCATGATAGGCGGATTTTATCGGGTTTTTTTTCCGATAGATAGGGGCTATTACACGCCGGATACCTTGACCAAGGATGTCGGGCCGCGATGTACCGGGAACTTATAGGCCACAAGATACCCCAGGGCATCATTCAGGTGGTCAAGGCCGCTCGACTTATCAGGGTCGCCGTGCTTGTCGTATGCCTGCTGCTCTAAGCCTTCGATCATGCTCGGGCAGGTGTCAGGCCGAATGAACAAGCGCCGCTTGCCATTGGCATGAATCAGCATATTGACGCTGGCCACGCGGTCACGAACCGCCGGGTTACGGCTGTTGGCCCACACTTGGAAGCCCGCCGCCCTGAGTAGCACGATGTCAGACAGTGCCGCGTTAACCGATTTTGTCGCCCCGCCGCTTGCATCGGGGTAAATGTGGACCGCATGGCCTGCCGCCTTGTATTTGTCCTTGAGCATCATGCAAAGACTTGGCGTGTCACGAACCCCCGTCAATTCTTCGATGATGTGCAGGGTGTCGCCACGGAACACACCCACTGCCGCGCTCACGTTGCCCACGTTGAAGTCCAGCCCAATGTGCAGGGGTTCATATGGCTTGATGGTCTCGGTGCTGCTGTTCAATGCCCGGTCAAACTCAGAGTAAACGCTATGGCTGGCCAGGTTGACGAACTCGCCATCGAGGTAAGCGCTCAGCAACTGCTCGGGGTAGCTGTTGCGCAGGTTTTCAATGTAGCCCGGTGGCAAGTTGGCCGCGTTCTCAATGGTCTTGGCCCTGAATAGGACGTACCCCTCAGCGGGGTTCTTGTGCCAGCGCTCATAGACGAAGCGAAAGCCCTCGGGTGTTGTCGCCACCGCCACGGTGTTGGGAAAGTCGCCGGGCATTTTCTGGCGGTTACGGGCAATTACCCGGTTCCACACCTCGCGGGCCTTTTCTGTTGGCAGGGTGTCCAACTCGTCAAGGATTGAATGCGCCACCTCGTAGCCTACGATCCGGTGCGGCTGCTCCATGGTGCGAAACACAATGCGCCCCGCGCCGGGAAACTCAATGAATGCGCTTGCCTTGTTGAGCTTGTACGGCCAACCCTTGCGCTCGCATAGCTCGGGGAATCGGCGGTAGGCGATATCCTCGACCAGCGGATAGGTGGGCAGGTAGTAGGCCACGTCGCACTGTTTGAAGTGCATTTTGAGGGCCATCGCACGGGCAATAGCCGCCGCGCTCTTACCGCTCCCGTAACCGCCAACGAACGCCGGGAACGGTGCGCGTGATGTTGCAAACGCTTTTTGTGATGGTGTCAGGCTCACACAAAATCATCCACGCTCGCGGGTAGGCTCTTGACCGTTGCGCTGATTTCCACGGGTGCATTAAACCCGTGCATGGCATTAAGCTCTTTAACGGCCCCTGTCATGCCGCTGGCGCTGTTTGCATTCTGGGCTATCTTGTACGCTGAAACCAGGGCTTTAACGCTCATTTCGCGGCTCCAAAGGGCTTTTGTGACCAGCTTCTCTTTCAGTTCAGCCACCCTTTGTTTTACCTTAGCGTCTGCCAGTAGCTTTGAGGCGTTTACATGAATGCTGCTGTCCTTCATGTTGCTGGCATCGTAGGCAGTGCGATAAGCGTCTGCCTGTGTCATCCCGTCAGCGATACATTGGGCGAAATGTTCTTGCTTTGGGCTCATGGCTCTATTCCTTCATGATGGAGCGTGTCGGTCGGTACTGCCCCGCCCAGTTCTGAGGGGTGCTCAGAATCCTGCTTTTTGACGCGCTTAGGATATGGTTTTGCCAGTGGTGCAATCTTAGCACTCATGTCTTTGTCAAGTGGCATCAAGTATTTATGCTTACCTTTAGTCCTAAATTCTTGTGCATTTGGGTCTAAGCATCGGCGAACCTCTGCAATGCTTTGTTTTACGCCAAGGCTGTCAATGGATTTTCTGTGTGTCTTTTTGCCATTGATGATAAAAGCACTTACTGAATCTTTGCCGAACAAACCTTCATAAATCCAATTAGTTGCTTGATAAATGCCACCATGATGGTTTGAATCAAGGTCTGCATAAGAAACGACAAGACGAATTCCTGGGTTGGACTTCTTCAAAAATTTTATAGCCCACATCATGATTTTGCTGACTGGCGTTTCGTGCTTTGTCAAAGCCACACGCACAAGCTCTACGCATTCATCTTGACCAAGACCGTATGGTTTTGGCATGTTCTTGTTTGCACCACAGCCAAACAGAACACACCCAATGAACTTTTTATTTTCCCAGACTCCAACTTTTACCAACTTGCCAACAGGCACAGCTTTTGCATAGTGCCAATTCAAGCAGGCAAACTTTGCAGCATCACTGGTTGCCCAGTCAATTTTGAGTTCAGGCTTCACGGGAATCAAACTCCTTGCCGCAATGTGGGCAAGCAATGTATTTGGGATCAAGCTGGTCTAGCTTGCCTTGGTCATCCTCAGTGCCTGGCTGAAAGTCTGGTGGCTGCAATGCTTGGATCTCTTCAGCCTTGAAGCCAGTCAGGTCTAAATCAAAGTCCATGCCCTGCAACTCACTGAATTCCAAAGCCAACATCTCATTGTCCCACCCGGCATTGAGCGCCAGTTTGTTGTCGGCTATGACGTAGGCGCGTTTTTGGGTGTCGCTCAAGTGACCAAGGCGCAAGCAAGGCACCGCGTCCATCCCCAGCTTCCGTGCGGCCATAACCCGGCCATGCCCTGCGATGATTCCGCTGTCTGCATCAATCAAAACCGGGTTTGTAAAGCCGAACTCACGGATACTGGCCGCTATCTGTGCGACCTGCTCGTCTGAGTGCGTCCGGCTGTTGCGGGCGTAGGGAATAAGGGCACTCACAGCCACATGCTCAATTTGCAGGGGCTGGCCTGGGGTTGGTTTTGATGCTTTTGCCATAGCTCTATTTTGCCTCATTTTGCTCACTTGTGGCTGCAATGGCCAGCTTGTGACCATCTTTTGCCCGCTTGACGGCTTTCAGGGCCAGTTGATACTTCACCCCGGCTTGGCGGGCAGCATCGGGCACGGTCAGCCCTGCAACCAGGTGCAGGCGCACGGCCTCACGGGTTGAGCCTTGGCGTAGGCGTAGGATCTGCGCCAGGGCTTGGAATTGGGCTTCAGTCATCATTGGCGGTGACCTCGTAGCCGTCTGGCGTGATGACTACCTCCACCGGGGTGCCGCTGTTGCTGTCAAATCTGCGGATTTCAAAATAGCAGCCGTTGCCATTATTGAAATGGTCTTCGGCTTCTTTGGCCCATGCGCTGAGCATTGGCGGGGTGAAGTGATCGGCCCCAAGTTTGTGGTGCCGCCCGAGGGCATGATGAATTTGGGTCAGGCCTTTGGTGTTGATGTGAGCTATTTGCATGATTTTTTCCCTTAATTTTGGACTTGGATAACGCTGGGCCTTTCACCCAGCAGGTTGTCAGGGCTTACACCTGCACCAGCCGGGAATCCCCGGCCTTTTCTTTGCATAGCTCAACAACGACTTGCTGCATGGCCGTTTTTGCGCCTACTAGGGTCAAATATTTGTTTTGGATTTGCACGATCTTGCGGCCAACAACGTCCAAGTAAGCCAAGGCAATTTCTGGCGTGACTTGCTCAGGCTTAATGCCGTCTTGCTTCATCAAGTCGGCTACCCATTGTGCGTGTGCGTATGTGTTTTGATCTGTTGCGGTGTCCATGATGTTTTCCTCTGGATTCCCGGTACCGCCGGGTCGGTGTGCGGATCGCACTCCAATACCCGGCACGCCGGGCATCAGGGTGGGGTCATAGTGCAACGCTGCTGCGTGCCAGTGCCCTTGTTGATTCATCCAACACGACTATCGGCCCACCATAAGCGTCTTCAAACATGCCGCCCTGCGTGCGCTCAGCTTTATTTGCGGCTTCGAGTTCAGCCAAAATTTCAGACTCAGCCGAAGCCAAGTCCATGGATTGTATTTCCCGCATGTCGCGGGCGTAGGCTTCTTCTTGAGCGTTAAGCTGTTTTTTTGTAATCTTTGACATGATGATTTCCCTTCTGTGCAGCCTGTGCGGCTGGGTTAAAAAACTGCCTGTTCGGCAGTGCAAAGGCAGTTAAAAAACATCAAACTCCAGCGGCATCGAGACGGGAATCGCCATCTTCAATAGACAACAGATCAATCGAAGAATCGTCAGAGTGGTAATTTTTAAATGCGTAGCCCATAAGTTTGTGCGAAGGAAGATCGCTGGATGCCCACATATCGCCGACCGTCAATGGAACAAACTCGACCAAAACATCATTTTCCGAAAAGCGACTCAAGCCCTCAAATTTTATAGTCGCGCCGATTGTGTTTTCAGCGACTGTTTTGCTGATTCCGGTTTGTGTTTTGATCATGATGTTTTCCTTGGTTTTGGACCTGCCCTGCGCCTGTCCATGAGTCAAATTATACACCCATTTTAGCGGGTGCAAGGGTTATTTTGGGTTATTTTGGGTTATTTTCTAGGGGTTTTCCCTATGTTTTGAGCATTTACGCACCACCCACCCCCAACAGAATTACCAGGGGTGGGTTTTGTGCGGCATGGTCAACGAAGAAAGGAATACCCCGCCCCATGCTGCCAGTGTTTTTGCCCGTGAGGGTGCAAACGTCACTTGCTGGCTTGACGTACCGGGATGGCCCGGCCCCGGCTGCGGTTATTTGATTGAGTCGATGTCAGGCCGAACTATGCGGTCAAACCGGACCTGCGTCGGTGCCCTGTGCGGGCCGTTTACCTTTGGTGTTGACCAGCAAGGCCAGCGCGCCATCAATAGCCGCGTCTAGGTCGTCACCGTTCAGAACCACGTTGTCAGGCGTTAGGCCAGCGAAAACGCCGCCATCCTTGATCGCGTCCAGTGAGCGCCCGCGAAGGTAGGCGTAGCGCTTTGCAAACTGGCGCACCTGTTCGGGCGTCAGCGTGCAATTGCAGTCGCTGCAATTCGATGTCGCACACACGGGGTAGATGCACAGGTGTGGGTTGTCGCAATATTCGTCCATGGTCTTTCTCCGGTGTTGCTGGTCAACTCTGTGTCCGCTCGGACCCTTCGGGCCGCACAACGGCGGCGATACCTCGTGATCTTCGCTTGGATTTTACATCGGGTCTGGGGCAGTCTTCGGGGACTTGCACTGCGACAAAAACAGCGATTGGCCGCCCCCCCCGGTGGGGTCCACGATCGAGCCATCGATCTCGGTAAACATCGGCCATGCCGTCAAGGGCTCGCCGTGTGACAGAGTCCTGCTTTCCCGTAATTTCGCACATCTGTTTGACGGTCAGGCCGTCCGGGTTGGCTCTGAGCAATGCGCGAAGCTCGTGATGGTTGGATTTTCTCATGAGTGTTCCTTTTTGAGTTTTCGGGTTTCGGCGTTGTAGTGGCGGGCCAGCTCGATCAGGCCCTCTTTGGTGTACTTTCTCACGGTCTGGTCGGCCTCGATGCGCTCGACAGCGGCCAAGCCAATGCGCTCAATCAAGCCTTTGCGGTATTCGACGTGGTTTCCGGCTAAGTGCTGGTTGCACCTTTTGCACTGTTTTGCGCAATTTTCTTCAACGAACCGCATGTGGGGCGCACTTCCCACGGATCGAAAATGACCGGAGTCCCATGCGTTTGATTCGCTGTTTGCTGGCTTTCCGCACGATATGCACGGCTGGGCACGGTCGCGGGCACGAATGAAGCCATTGAAAGCGATCTGCGCGGCCTTCACCAACTGAGGCTTTGTCCGCATGGCGTCCAGCTTTTCCCGCGTT